AATTGTTTTTCTAAAACAATATGTGTGTTTTTGTAATTGTATTCTTTTAAAACTCTTGCCCAACCTGGTCTTGCAATAAGTTCCATTAAATTACAATCTTGTTCTAAAGCAAAGTTTTCCAATACACTTAAACCAAGTGCTGTCCATCTTTGCCTATTTCTACCTGTCATAATAAATATATGACAAACTTTTTTTAATTTCTTTTCAACGATTTCTGTAACAATTACACCATGATATTTTTCTAAAGTAGTTGGTGCATCTTTATCCCAAAAAATCCAAAGTTGAAATTTTTCTTGTTTTAAAGTTTCATAAACAAAATCTGAATCTGTATGACTACCAGAATATATTAATGAATCTTTTATATCTTCTTTTATTAACGACCATACATCGTCAATATTAGATGTTGGTATTCTTACTAATTTCATTAGGTAATACTTAAATAACTTATTCCTATGTGAATACTATCTGTTGAACTAATTGTTGCTTTAAGTACATCTGATTTTTCTAGCACTAAAGGTACACTTAAAAATTCTTCTGAATTATTTGCTGTAAGTGATTTAGTGTGAAAAATTGTAAATTCTGTACTAGCAGAACTATCTAACACATCCATAGAAACAGTAGGTGTATTACCAGTATTATTAGTAACTCTTATTGATTTAATAATAATTGTTTCGTTAGCTCCTGATGTAATTAAAGTTGTTTCTGCTGTTGTAGCTAAAGCTTTTCCAAAAAATTTATAACTATTTGCCATCTTTATTTACCTCTTGTGGCTTGTAACTTAAAATATGTTGTAATTTTGAATAATTTTTTTCTTTAATTGAAATCCATTTATCTAATTCTTTATTAATGTCAGAATGGTCTGGCAAAATTAAAGGTTTATTTAAAATTAATTTTATATTTGAGTCAGCTTCTAATATCTTTGACTCATATTGTTTTTTTAACGACTCTATTCTTTGTTCCATAAATAAATTAAGTGTTAAGAAGGGGAGAGTTGTGGTGTGGTGGAACTCCCCCCATCATAACACTATTTTTTAAACCAACTAGGAAGTCCAAGATGTAGTCTTTTATCAAAAAGATTAAATTCTGAACCTGTTGTTTTTTTGTTGTTGTAATGAAGAAAAACTTGACAACATACTTTGCCTTTAAATTTATTTCTCCAATGTTCTAATTCACAACCTCTATAAACTAGCATATCACCTGGATCTAATTTTACTTTAACACCTTTTGAACCCTCTTTACCTGAAGGTTCTAAATATATATCCCAAGCATCACCACCAAGATTCATAGTAGTTGATATTTCACAAGAAAATCTATCTTTGTGTCTTTTTAAAACATCACCTTTTTTATATATTCTTGCGTAACTATAAGATGGTTGAAGTTTTAATCCTGTTGTTTTTTCCATAATAGGTTGGCACTTTAACATTAAAGTTTCCATCGCTACATCAGAATAACAAGAATAGGTATTTGGTATTTGTTCATTAGCACTTTCATAATACCCAAGCATTACTTCATAAGGTGAAATGTATCTTTCTTTTAAACAAGTATCATACACTTGTCTTTTCATTAAAAAATAATTGTAAATAAAAGTTGCTAAATCTTTATTGATTGCTTTTTTTATTATAGCAT